TTTAAAACAACAAGTAGCTGGAGAACTTTCTAAAACTGATTGGTACATAATTAGAAACACAGAAAAATCTACAGCAATTCCTAGTAATATATCTACTCACAGAGATGCGGTTAGAACTAAACAAGCAGAAATGGAAACTGCAATAATTAATGCAGCAGATACTCCAGCATTAGAAACTTTATACACATATACAGAACAAGGGGATGGTTCTTTTACAAGACCACTAGGCGAATTACCAACATTGGAGTCGTAATTCATGCCTATAATTTTACCAGCAAACTCAGCAGCGTCAGGGGGTTTTGGAGTAGCTAACTCATTAAGATTTGATGATGGTAGTTCTGATAATTTAAGTGGAACTTTATCTAGTGGCTCTGGTAGTGATACTAAAGGTACTATAAGTCTTTGGGTTAAAAGAGGTCATTTAGGAACAAATCAAGCTATTATTTGTGGTAAAAAATCAAATTCAGAAAGAGTTACAGTATCATTTACTGATGAGAATAGATTTGAAATTCAATTCATAGATACTTCAAATGCTTATAATTGGAGATCCACTGCTTTGTTTAGAGATACTGCTTCATGGTATAATTGTATAATAAAATTTGACACAGGTAATGGAACAGCAACATCAAGAGTAAGGGCTTTTATTAACAATGAAGAAATTACATCATGGAGTATGCAAGAAACAATTCCAAATGATTTAAAGATTGGTTTTTTTAATGGTACAGATGGAAACACAAGAGTAATAGGTGCAAGAGGTGGCTCAAGTACAGATAAATTTTTTGATGGATATATTGCTGAAGTGGTTGGTATAAATAATTCTTTAAATGATAATACAGATTTTGGAGAAGTAGATGAAGATAGTGGAATATGGAAACCAATAGATGTATCTGATTTAACCTTTGGCACAAATGGATTTTATTTAGACTTTGAATCGTCAGGTGCTTTAGGAACAGATTCTTCAGGAAATGGAAATAACTTTACAGTTAATAACCTTACATCAATAGATCAGTCAATTGATACCTGTACAAATAATTTTGCAACAATGAACAATTTACTTCTTTCTGTTGCATCATTAAATTTTACTGATGCTAATTTAACAAATAATGGAAATTCAAGTAGCACTTGGAGAACTATGTATTCAACAATTCCTGTATTAGCTGGAAAATGGTATTTTGAAATAAGAATAAATAAAACTAAAACTTCTGATCCAAATAATTTTATAATTGGAATACAAGATATTGGACAAGTGTTTCAAGCAGCAAATACCGCTGAAATACAATCTACATCAAGAGGTTATGGTTATAGAGGAAATGGTGGTAATAAAGCTAATAATACCACTGGTCAAGGTAGTTCTTATGGAGATTCTTATGGAAGTATAGGAGATATTATTGGCTGTGCAGTTGATTTAGACAATCATAAACTTTATTTTAGAAAAAATGGAACTTATCAAAACTCTGGCGATCCAACAAGTGGTGCAACAGGCACAGGTTCAGCTTTTGATTTAGCAACTGGTGTTACTTATGTGTTTGGAATATCATCATATTATGATGATGATCGTCATTCATTTAATTTTGGCTCTCCACCTTATAGTGAGAGTGGTGGTAATTCAGATGGTAATGGTTACGGAAATTTTGCTGGTTCTGTACCATCAGGATATTATAGTTTAAACACAAAAAATTTAGCACAATATGGATAGGATATTATTATGAGTTACACAGATGTAGATAAACCCGTAGATTATTTTAACACAGTTTTATATACTGGTAATGGTTCAACACAATCTATCTCTGGTGTAGGATTTGCTGGAGATTGGTTTTGGTTCAAAGAAAGAAGTGTATCTGGTAATCATCAAATTTTGGATAGAGTAAGGTCATCTTTTACAAAAAATTTGATAACAAATGATACAAATGAAGAAGGAACTACATCAACCTATATTACTTCTGTAAATAGTGATGGTTTTGCTCTTGGTACAAATAATGCAATTAATCAATCTGGTGTTACAAATGTTGCTTGGTGTTGGTTGGCAGATAACACTACAGGTTCATCAAATTCTGATGGAAGCATAACCTCAACTGTTAGTGTTAATCAGACGGCCGGTTTCAGTATTGTGTCTTATACTTCTACTGGAAGTAATGCTACTGTTGGTCACGGGCTAAATGCAGTGCCAGGTTTAATGATAATTAAAAGGCGTTCAGGAGATACAGAAAATTGGGTAGTTTATCATAAATTTTTTGGTGCAACAAAATTCGTAAAGCTCAATTCAACCGATGCAGTGAGTACCTCTTCTACAAGGTTTAATAATACAGAGCCGACATCTTCAGTATTTTCAGTTGGAACAAGTGGCGACACTAATGGTGGTACTTCTCCATTCATAGCCTACTGTTTCGTAGAAAAACAAGGATACTCAAAATTTGGAAATTACACAGGAAATGGAAATTCAAATGGAGCATTTGTTTATACAGGATTTAAACCTGCTTTTGTAATTGTAAAAATGTATGAAGCTAATTCTAATGGAAATTGGACTATGCACGATAATAAAAGACCAGGTTATAACCCTACAAATAAAACTTTATATCCCGGTCGAAATTATTCCGAAGATACAGGTCTCGGTAGAGGTATGGAGTTATTTTCAAATGGGTTTAAATTCACAGGAAATGATGAGGGTAATACAACAGATCAAGAGTTTATTTTTTGGGCTTTCGCTGAAAATCCATTTGTTTCGTCATCTGGTGTACCAACAACTGGGAGGTAATTCTCGTGTTACAAAAAATAGGATTTCAACCTGGATTCAATAAACAGATTACAGAAACCACGGCCGAAGGACAATGGGTTGGTGGAGATAATGTTCGTTTTAGATATGGCACACCTGAAAAGATAGGTGGTTGGTCACAATTAGGTGAATCAAAATTAACAGGGGCTGCAAGAGCTACTCATCATTTAGTTAACAAATCCGGTAATAAGTTTGCAATCATAGGTACCAATAGAATTTTATATGCTTACACAGGGGGTGTGTTTTATGATATTCATCCTATTAGAGCCACAACTACTTTAACTAATGCTTTTTCCACAACTAACGGATCTCCGACAGTTACAATAACTTTTAGTGGAGATCATGGCTTAGTTGCTGGAGATATTATTCTTTTAGATAATTTTACAACAATAACTAATTCTAATTATTCAGCATCCGACTTTGATGATAAAAAATTTATGGTGACATCTATAGTAGACTCATCAGTTATTACAATTACAATGTCTTCTAATGAAACAGGATCTGGTGCTACAACATCTGGTGGTATTAGAGTACAAGCATATTATAGTGTTGGACCAGCAGAACAGTTACCTGGTTTTGGTTGGGGTTTAGGTCAATGGGGTGGAACAGTTTCAGGTGAAGCAACTACAACTTTAGATGGCGCTATTAATGACAGTACAACTACAATTGTTTTAACAGATGCATCTCTGTTTCCAACCACTGGAACAAACTTTGTTCAAATAGGTTCAGAAGAAATTTCATATACAGGTATATCAACTAATACTTTAACAGGTGTAACAAGAGGAGTTAGAAACACCACAGCTGCCTCTCACAGTGATAATGCAACAATAACTAATAGTTCTGACTATGTTGCATGGGGTGAAGCTGCATCAGGTGACTTAGTTGTTGATCCTGGTTTATGGTCTATTGATAATTTTGGAGATAAAGTAATTGCACTAATTCATAATGCACAAGTATTTGAGTGGGATTCAAATGCAACAGGGGCAACTCAAACAAGAGCAACTATTATATCTGGTGCACCGACAGCATCACGTGATATGTTAGTATCAACACCTGATAGACACTTAGTATTTTTTGGAACAGAAACTACTATTGGTGATCCAACAACTCAAGATGAAATGTTTATTAGATTTTCAAACCAAGAAGATATTAATACTTATCAACCAACAGCAGTTAATACTGCAGGTACACAAAGACTTGCAGATGGATCTAAAATTGTAGGTGCGGTTAGAGGTAGAGATGCGATCTATGTTTGGACAGATACATCTTTGTTTACTATGAGATTTATTGGTCAACCATTTACTTTTGGTTTCCAACAAGTAGGAACTAACTGCGGATTAATTGGACAGAACGCTGCATTAGAAGTTGATGGTGCTGCATATTGGTTATCAGAAAACGGTTTCTTTAAATACTCTGGTAGCCTTGAGACTATGACGTGTTTAGTAGAAGATTTTGTTTATGATGATTTAAATACAACAGCTAGCCAATTAATTAATGTTGGATTAAATAATTTGTTTGGTGAGATAACTTGGTTTTACTGCACAGAAAGTTCTACTGTCGTTAATAGATGTGTGACTTATAATTATATGGACTCACGTCCTCAAAGACCTGTTTGGACTACAGGAACATTAAATCGTACAACATGGCAAGACTCTTCTGTTTTTGGTTTACCACACGCAACATTTTATAACGCAGGAGATGACGCATCATTTGATGTAGTAGGTAATACTGAAGGAAGCACAATATACTTTGAACATGAAAAAGGAACGGATGAAGCACTAGCAACTGGTGTAAATGCAATTACCTCAAACATTGAATCAGGAGACTTTGATATTACACAAACAAGGTCTGGACAAGGACAAACAGGTGTTGCAACGTTTCAAGGAGATGGTGAATTTATTATGAAAATTAGAAGATTTATACCTGACTTTTTATCTCAAACAGGAAATACTCAAATAACACTACAGCTTAGAAACTACCCCAATAGTTCTCAAGCTAGTTCACCGCTTGGACCCTTTACAATAACAAGTTCTACTGATAAAGTAGACACTCGTGCAAGAGCTCGAGCAATATCTTTAAAAGTAGCTAATACTGGCGCTTCTCAAAGTTGGAAACTTGGTACTTTTAGATTAGACACACAACCAGATGGACGTAGATAATGGCATTACCTTTTTTTGAAGACGATTTAACAAAACTTTATGACGATGCGTTATCTGATAAAAAAACAATTCCTAATGAAGAATTAGAAAAAATAAGAAAAACGTTTGGTGTTGATCCAAAATTTTTATTAAGTGATTCAAATGATTATAC